GATTTGTTTTTTCTTTTTTTATTTCCCAGATGAAATAATTTTTCATTTTTAATGGTCAGAGAAATAAAATAGATTTTTATTTATGTCAGATGGAATAATTGGATTACCAATATATTGATGGATTGATCAATGATCCAAAACTTATTGTATTTGTTTTTTGTTTTTTTATTTCCCAGATGAAATAATTTTTCATTTTTAATGGTCAGAGAAATAAAACAAAAATAAAATTTCTATTTTTATAATAAATGTTTCGTAGATTTTTTTCAAATTCGACTATTCAAAATTTAGGTATCACAATAACAGATCAAGCATGGTCTAAAATGAAAAACATAATGAAAGAAACAAAATGCCATTCTTTTTGGTTTTTTGCAGAGTCTGGTGGATGTAATGGATTTAATTATGAATTACAGCCATTAGATAAATCATCGTTTGGTGAAATGACATTAAATAGTAAATTACCAAAAATTATATTGGAAAAAGATGATGTAAAATGTTTGGTAGATCCAAGTTCTGAATTATTATTACAAGGTACAACTATTGATTTTACAAAAAAAGATCCATGGGAAGGTATATTAAATGATAAATTTATTTTTATACCAAATAAAGTATTTGCGAGAACATGTGGATGTGGTGTATCTTTTTCGCCATATGAAACGGATGTATAAATGTTTTATAGACCGTTTATACAAGATTTTTGGTTTAATAAAAATTTGACATTGTTGATTATAAATTTTATAATGTCAAATTCATATTTTCTCATATAAATAAAATATAAATGGGAAACTGTTCTTTATCCGCTAATAAAGATCATGGGAATATTTCCAATGAAGAGGACGAAGAAGATGAAGAAAATCAAAAACAAAATCAACTAGAAAAGGATGAAAAACAAAATCATCTAGAAAAACGTAGGAATCAAGAGTATGACAAATTGAATAAAGATTATCAAAATTTAAAGCAGGATTATCAAATATTAAAGGACAAACATGAATTATTGGAAGAAGAGTTGATATCTGTTCAATTGGCTTGTCGAGATTTAAAATTAGAAAATTCAAGATTAATTCTTCATGATTATAGTTATTCAAGTGATTCTGATCCATCATTTTAGTCATAATTTAATCAATAATTTTGCCATGTCCTTTATTTATCAAGGCAGCTCGTGCTGCTTTTCGAACGTCATTTGTTCGTTTTATTTCATCCGCATTACAACCGCACATTTTGTCACAAGTAGCTTTTAATGCGGTAGTAGACGCAACTCCCATTTTGTTTATAACTTTTGATGCCATTTGAGACCACCATCCAGGTTTAGCAGCTTTTTTGACAATTTCAGAATTTTCATCTAAATACCATCTTGAATCCAGTGAAGGATCTTCAAAATGTTCTTTCATATATTCATGTTCTGTTTTTTTTTCTTTAATGAGATTGTCAATGGCAATTTCATCTGCTGTTTTAATTTGAGTAATATTTTCATTTGAATCTCTTGGTTTTCTTGGTTTCCTTGGTTTTTTAGATTTCTTTTTTGCTCCTCCCTCGGTTTCACTGAAATCAATTGGTATTAGGAGATCTGTGTCATTTAATTCTGGATTTAAATTTTGATTGGATATATCAATTAATTTACCATCTGTAACTGGTTGTAATGTACTACAATACATATCAATATGAACATATTGCAATTCAGATGGTAAGGACGAATTATGACTGGCACAAGCACGCAATACCCGTCCAACACTTTGATGCCATGAGGTACTACTTAATGGTGGATTTACTAGAATCAAACGTTGAACCCCTTTAAATGAAATACCGACAGAGAATGCTCCTGCGTCAGCAATTAATACACGTATTTTATTTAATCCATCACCAACACCATATTTTTTATATCCTGGATTCATTATATCACCAATAGTAAATTTGTTGAAGGATTTTTTCACAGTTTCATAATCCAATTTTTCTCCCTTTCCTGTTTTCCATTCATTAATTCGAACATCAATATCATTTTTCTTTTTTTTTTTTTTTTTACCATCAGGTTGTTTTTTACCATCAGGTTGTTTTTTGCCAGCAGATTTTTTCAAAATTGCGGCCCACGATACTTTTGAACTATCAAATAGACTTTTAAAAACGGCCAAAAGTGCTTCTAAATTAAATCGTTTATCAATTAAAATAAGTGTTTTTTCTTGTTCACGTTCTTTACTTATAATGCTTTGTACAATTACAAATAATTTATTTGCCAAACCACTTAATCGGTCTATATCTTTTGTATTGGGAATACCATTTAATTTACGAATTTCGAAATTTTTAATGTTTTTATTAAGACTACTTGGTCCATATGCAATTCCAACATTACACCAATTTTGGAGAGTTTTAATTTTTTTTAAACGCTCTAATCCTTTACCTGTTCTCATTATTTTACCATGTTTACCATTCATTTCTAAATATTTTTTTTTATTTACGCCATGTAATTGAACATAAACAATATTTCCCAGATCTTCAACTTTAGTGATTTCAGGAAATGTTTCTGGATAGATTGATCGATTTAGGTAATTAAAATATAAGATATAACTATCGTTTTCTTCTAATATCATTTTTTTTTGTTCCTCTGAATTAAAACGATGGAAATTTTGTAGTTTTAAGTGTGGTGCGTCAACACCCTTTATCATATCCATTAATCGACCATAATTTTCATCCATCATTTTCATTTTTGCTTTTTTATTCATAGCTTCTTTTTTATCTTTTTCGTCGTCGTCTTCTTCATCGTTATCATCCATACCAGATGACAGAGGTGTAGCTGTCATTCCAATAAACACACAATTTTTAGCTTTTTGGATGTAACGTTGGAGCCGTTCTTTATTTGAATATGCCAATCCATCAGTTTTATCATAAATTGAGTGAACTTCATCTGCCAATATAATACAATTATCATAAGGTGTTTTTGGTTTCTCATTTTCTTTTAACCATCCTTTTTCACGAGCAACACGGACAGCATGTTTAATAATTGTATTTCCAACATCCAACTTACCATTTTTGTATTTTAATATAGAGGAAGCACCACCAGCACCACTATAAGTTTGAGCTCGAATGGGAGCATATAAATAATTTTTTGTTCCAGCTTTTTTCATAGTTCCTTTCATTTTTAATAAATCTTTTGCTTCTAAAAGAGCACCATCTTCAAATAAATCACATTTAAAGCATCGATAACTATTGACGACGACTTGGTTACATGGACTTTTGTTACAGGTCCATGTCCAATCTTTCATGATAGTTTTATCTTCATTAGGATCACTATTTGAACTTTTTGATAAGGAATTCACATAATTAAGATATTGGTTATAAGTCATATTTGGGTTACCACGATATTGAACATATGTCAGAACATGGTTTTCACCACTTTTATCAACTGGTCCATAATTTTTCCCATCCAATTGTGATTTTAAGAAATCTTGATATTTGTTGTCATAATCAAATAATTCAGAATAAAAATTATCTTCAATTGCAGTATTTGGAACCAATAAAATTTTTGGACGTGGATCATAATAATAATTATCCAATGCTTTTACCATGGCATATGTTTTTCCTGATCCAGTACGCCAATTAATTAATGCTCTTTTTATTTGAGAATCACCACGAATCAAACAATCAAAAATTAATTGATATGCAAATACACTTCGTTCTTTATTTGGTGGGTTACATACCATTTTTAATTTTCCACCATCTTTCAAATCATTTAAAAATAAATTTTGTCGAACTTCTTTTTTGAAACCACGCTGTCCTTGTTCTAATGTACCTTTCCATGGTTCCCATTTTCCATGAAGATGACGTTTACGGCTATTTTCTAATATTTCTTTTTCCAAGTTAATGACATCTTTTTGGAAAGCCCGTTCGTCCAACTCTTTTTTTTCTTGAATTTTCTTTTTTTCCATAATAATTTTTTTTTCATAATCTTCAATATCTTTTGCTAATTTTGCTAATTTTGCTTCGTGTTTGTCAAAATTTCCTTCCAAATATTTTATTTTTTTATCCAGTTCATCTTTAATTTTTTGTAAATTTTGTTGTTTCTTTTTGAAAAGTTCTTTTTTATCCAGTTCATGTTTTTTATTCATTTCTTTCTGTTGTGTTTTTATCTTTTCTTGATTTTTACCATTTCGAGTCAAACGTTCTAATTTTAATTTATGTTGTCGTTCTAATTCTTGTAATTTATGGTTATTCTCATATGTAATTCGATTAAATTTTTCTTCTGCATTGTATTTTAAATCATCCATTTGTTTTTTTAGTTTTAACCGAATATTTTCAGCTTCTTGAAGTAATAGTTTTTGTTTATTTTTGTGTGTATCATCTACGTTTTTTTCTTGTAAGTTGTATTCTTCGTCGAGATTTTTGTTATATTGGATTATATCTTGAATTTGTGTTTCTTGTTCTTTAAGAGCATTATGGTATCCATCAGCTTTTTGTGAAAACGAAGTTTCAATTCGTTCTTTTTCTTTGATAAATGTTTCAGTCATTTTTTTGATTTGATCTTCATAATTTTTATTGATTTTACTTAATTTACTATGTAACTGTTCTATTTTTTCACCTTTTTTTTTACGAAGTTTAATGAGACGTTTAAATTCATTGATTTGTGTTTCTTTGGCAATTGCGAGTTCAGCCATTTTATTGTCATGATCCAAATTTAATTGTTTTAAATGAATTTCGGTTTTTTCACTTGATAATTTTAATTGATTCTCATATTCAGATTTGTGTATTTCAACAATGGCTTCTAAAATTTGATCTGACTTTCGTACTCTCGGTTTTCCTTTCTTTGGAACACAATTATCCAATGACGAATCCATACTTTCAATACATTTTTTATAATATTTATCAACAGAATTACCATATTTTAAAATAAATGCTTCCATTGATCCAAGACAATCATGTTTTTTTTCAATGCAATATCCAATATGTTGACAAAATTTCGTGCCTTTTGGACACTTGTATGATTTAGGGTCTGTTTTACCAGTGTCTGTTTTACCAGTGTCTGTTTTTTTAGGAGAATTTTGTTTTGTTTCTGTGATGATAGAATCCAATTTTTTTTCAATATCAAGATTGATATCACTATTGGTTT